TACGTTGAAGAATACGTTTGGACTATCTCCGTCTCTCACAAATCGAAAACCAGCATCGACCATAGCGAGAATTAGAGCTCCGTTTGTGATATAGCTTACTTCGTTGTTAGACAGCTTTTTAGCTCGTCTTTCAGCCAAGTGCTTAAGCCCGTATGAAGTATGATTTTTATTTATAGTTCTGATTGGCTCTCCACAGGCTTGAGCAAAATCTAAAGCCCAATCAAGTTGAGTTTTATCAAAAGAGGAAATGTTTAAAGGAGCATTTCCATTAAAGCCGAAAGGAGTTAAGCCTTGTAGTTCAGTTTCCCCATTATAGCTAAGCCAATAATCCTGATAATAACGTTCAAGTTCATTCATGGCAAGTAAATTAAGCGTATTAAAAGATTTGCGAAGCAATCTCTTTGATGACTCCAATGGTGTCATCTTTGGCATTGATGATTCTTGAGAATTTCAACAGACCATCCACGAAGTCACGGACTGTTACTGTCTTTAAGTCTGAAATACGTAACTTAGCGTAATTCAGAATAGAGATTAAACAGCAATAATGTCCTTCTCGACCTATTGCTTTTAATGCCTTATACACCTCGTCTTCATCAAATACCACATTCTTCCCATAGATGAATAGACTTGATGCGAGATTGGCCTGACGGAACTTAGAAATAGCGTGAAGTACATCTTGAACAGAGAAAGACTTGTCTTTTACTTCAATAGCATTAACCAAAGTTCCCTCAGAATCAAACACATCTATATCTCCTACTTCCTTTGAAGATGAACCGCTTTCGTTTACCTTGTGAGGAATGACTTTGAAATCTTTACCGAGGTATAATTGTTCTAATTCTGCTACGACAAGAGGACAAACTTCACCCTCCATTGTATGGTCGGTAATTCTATAAATATAGTCAAGAACGAGTTGAGAAAACTCACTTACGTCAATCAAAGCATCTCCTATGGCAAATTTCTTCAAATACTCCTCATGGTTGGAGATGAGGACTACCATTGCAGATTTGAGATATGTATATGCAGCCTCACTGGTGTTAATCTGAGAGATGACCTTGATAAGATTTTCAAGGGTTTCCTTATCCTTTCCAGCTCTTACGGCATTATTAGTGGAAAGAGACACAAAACGAGCAGGCTTGTTGAGGAATGGCTCGTTAGAATCACCCAAGCACCCAGGTAGTTTAAGTTTCTCGAATGGAACAACTACTTTATGGCAAAGAGTACGTGCGTCAAATTTTCCTCCTTTGCCATCACCTTTTTGTAGACTTAACGCATCCACCTTCGGATTGGTGGCTTTCGCAAGTAATGCGTTAACAAGAATGTAACGATAAGTCTTGTGGGTTCCTCGAAGTACCGAGGAAATTATATTTGCTATCTCATCATCAACCAGGGATGCTTCAATAAGAGCTCGGTCAAGAATAAGAGCAGCGGTTTTTATATCAACGTTAGCCATACTATTTAGAATAAACCTGCATATTGAATTGGAGTCTTGCCTTTTAGGACGTCTATTACCATTGAACACACGGCCTTTGACAAATTGCATGGAACGGCATTGCCTATTTGAGTATATTGAGCAGACTGAGAGCCACAAAAAACATAATCCAATGGAAACGTTTGAATAACTCTTGCTTCATCAACAGTCATTCGCCTTAGAAAAGATGGCACGGATTCTGTTTTAGCCACAGTAGGGTCTTGTTCGACACGGTCACGATAGCCCTCTACCCATGGTTTCTCACCATCATAAAGAGCCTTCTCGTCGATGATAGGTGTTTTATTTCCACCCATCGAAGCGGGAAGGGTTGCACTGTAACCATCAAGTTTTAGAGGACGCCCAAGCCCATTAAATAACATTCCGGCATAAGCCGATTTGCGTAGTACAGGCTGTGGGGTCAATGTAATCCTCGCATTGCAAGTACTCGAATTGTTCCCGACCCCGGCTCGGTCAAGGACGGCAAGAGCTTGACGTACACTTTTAGCCTTGATTTTATATGGTTTAAGCATTGATTTTAAATCAGGAGAAGAAATAGTACCATTCCTAAACCCGATAAAGAACACGCGCTCACGCGCTTGCGGGACATCAAAATCAGACGCATTTAGTACGATGAAGCTAACAGAGTATCCTAATTCTACGAATTTTTGCATTAGTGCCGCCCGCACAGAAGCCCATCTATCAAGAACAGCAAGAGCTTTAACATTCTCCATTATAAATGCTTTAGGCTTCACAGTCTCAATTACCTTAGCATAACTCCATATAAGTTTGCTCCGTTCGTCGTTTTCATCCATTTTCCCTGCTACAGAGAAACCTTGACAAGGAGGACCTCCGATAACTAAATCGACACCATCATACTTAGCGAGAGAAGGTATGAATGAATTGATATCGCCTTGATGAATGTGATCACCAATATTCAAGGCATAAGACTCACAGGCCTCTTTCTTCATGTCGTTTGCCCAAATAATGTGAGCGCCGGCATAAATAGCGCCAATATCCAATCCTCCAGCTCCTGAAAAGAGCGAGATTGTTTGGATAGTATTGGAGGCTAATTTGTCTTTTAACTCCTTCATAAAAAGCGAAGAACTTCCTTGTAGGCTGACAGGCGACCAAACCTTTATGCGGCTACAAGGAAGTTCCGTAATATGTTGTATAAGAAATGTTTCTTACATGAGTGGTCTTCGTCAGCGCGAGCGCAGATTAGATTGCAAAGTTACGAATTTATTTCGAGACTTTTGCTCTCGGCTGCAAAGATAATTTCAAGGGTGAGCAAAATCTCGACACACCGAGGTTAATTATCTCTTAAAGTAAGATATTTACCTGAGCGCCGGAGGATTCAGTAGTTCTCGATGGCTTCGATGAAAGGAGCGTCGGCAGGTTCGCACGAGCGGAGCGGGTAGCGATCCGGCACGGCGCGTTCATCCTTGCCGTAGCCGAGACCGGCGCAGAAGGCGAGGGCCTTTTCTTCGGTATCGAAGATTTCCGGCTCCGGGAAGTAGAGAGTATCGTCGGAGTCGAGCAGTTCTTTGAAACCGTCGATGTCATCGTCCATGATGAAGTCGATGGCGAGCGGTTCTGAAATTACATATACTTTTACTGACATAATGAACAGATTTTGAGGTTGATTTTCTACATACAAAGTTACGAAAAATATATGAGAAAATCACTATGAGAGGCTATTTATTTGCCTGTATCATAGTGATTTTATGTGAGTGAAAACTTCACGAACCGCGATAGGGATAGAAGCCTTTCGGTCGAGACCTGAGGCTCGATTCACGAAAGCCCGGCGACGCGATGAAAGTTCTCGGATGGCCGGGAGGCACCGCCCGAAGTCCTCACTTACGGAGGGCAACATCATCGCGGCGCATCGCCCTAATCAATCCATAAATTGTGCCAAGCGTTCTCGAACTGATATTGAGGTGTCGGGAATGGATTCACCCATTCTATGTGATTGCTGTTGGCCGGTACACCTAAGCCTTGAAACCATGCTTCATACAAACATATAATACCGCTACCTTTGAGTGGAGTTTTGCGATTATATCCAGTGAGATACCATTGTTCATTACTAAATATCATATCGATAACTTCCGAACGAGACAGAATGAAGAATTTGAACGAAGGATAAACAGATGGACATTCCACTTGAACGAATACCCAGGGACCAACAATATTATCTTCGAGGAATTTACGGCCTTTCGCTAAATCAATTTGGCCTTTAGCGTCGTAAAACTCCTTGTGGTTAATGCCGGTTTTCCAGTTGTTTTCGGCTGTGGTCTTGACTTGTATAGCGCAGAAACGGCCTTTATCGTCACGACATAAAATGTCTATGCTCTTAGTATTTTCAACTGAAAGGTTGGTAATAGCAGCATTATAGCCGAGGTACAGAAGCCGTGACAATGTCTGATGCTCACCGATTGCGCCAAGTGAATATGTGGGTAATTTTGCCATGGTCATTAAGATTTAATGACTACAAATTTAGCAAAATTTTCAGAGAACACCGCTTGTTGACAGCGAGAAAGAATCGTGGAACGGGAACTTCTCGCAGCCGATGTAGAGGGTATCGAAGGCATCGGTGCCGTCGGTGCGGTGTTCGAGCAGGTCTTCTTCGCTCTCGGCGAGCTTTTCACCGGACTTGTCCTTGCGGAAGCCGTTGCGACCGTTGGAGACACCGGCTGACTGAATGGCAAGGATAAGGTCTTCATTGTTCGAACGGTTGAAGAACGGCATGAGCCTTTGCTTTCCGGCGAAGGCGTTGTTGATGAGAAGATACTTCTCGTCGTGGTGCATCGGGTTTCCGAGGTATACGGACTCGATGCGCCAGCCGTGCCGCTCGAACTCCTTTACCACGTTATAATGGAAGTCCTGGTCGTTGACGGCATAGTTTGAGCCGAGGGCCGTAGCATCGTAATAATAGACCACGGTCTTGTTGCGATGGGCGGCATAATAGCGGCAGAAGTCCTCGACGAGTGCCGGTATCTTGCGGTCGAATTTGACGTAGAAACTCTTGATGACATTGAGGCGGCGGTCGCGCGGTTGTCCGGCGACAATCCAGTTGATGTTGGCGTTGTAGTCCATACCGATGCAGATAGGCGCGTCGGGGTCAACGTCCTTGTCGGCGCGGGCGTCGAGCGTCGAGAAGTCATAATCGTAACCGAGGGTATCGAGGTACTGATTATCGTTGGCGTCGTACTTGTGTCCCTCGCGCATCGAGGAATAAAAACCGTCCTTTGCAATTCCAATCCTCTGACAAAGGATAGAGGTTTGGAAGGTCAAAGGAGTAAGGTCGCGCTTCATCTGCTTGATGTAGTTCTCACCGAGAAGCTGCAAGTTCTCAATCGAGGAATACTCGCGGTAGTAGACCGCGACGGAGCGCATCTTATTGAGGTCGCGGTCGAGGCGGCGCAGGTAGCCTTTGAGATACGGAGGTACCGGCTTCCCGGAAGCGTTAAGGGCGCGTATGCGCTCCTTCGTCCTCCAAATCTCATAGACCGTGGCCTCGATGGTCTTGATAAGCTCCGGGTCCATTTTGTCGCGGTAATGGAGGAACCAACTGCCCTTTTGGGTCTGCGGCATATCGCTCAATATCATAATCGAGTGATTGAAGGAGTGCTTTCCGAAGTGCGACTTGATGCCGCCGTTGGCCGGGAGCGTTTCGTCCTTAAGTTTGGCGTAGTCGATAAACTTGGCTTCATCGACCAGCAGCCACGAGAGCGTGAGCGAGTTGGAGCTGCCGGGGCGGTCCTGTGATATAATCACTGCGACCGAGCCGTTGTAGAAAGATATGACGTGTTCATAATCTTTCGGGTCGATGATAGGCTGAAGGAACGATTTGGGCGGTTTCCTCCCCACGACATAATGGATACCCTCGATGTAGTCCCATCGCTTCCATGCGGCGAGCAAGCCGGGGATTGTATTGGTCAATCCGTGCTTGAAGGTCGGCACGACGATGCCACCTGTGGAGCCGGGCATACGCTGCATATTGCGCAGAACAAACGGAGCAGCTATGCTGTCCGTCTTGCCGGTTCGTCGCCCCGCGACGATAACGGTAGTGTTCGCGCCGATTAGTTGTGTCAATCTCTGCGGTTTATTAAAGTAGACTTTCTTCTGTGCCATCGTCAGTGGTGTTCTTGGTATCAGGGAAAAGCGAGTCAAATTCAAGGTCGACTTCCTCGAACTCGACATCTTCAATGTCGATGGTTTCTGCCCGGTACTTCTCAATCATGGCCGAGATTTTATCGGCGAGATTGGGAATAGGCTCGATGCCGAGTACACGCGGATCATCGGTGGCCGTGAAAGGTTGCACGAGAATTTTGTCGAGCGGTATAGCCTGTTCGTCTTCGAGGTCAACGCGGTTGAGCTTGCCGTAGGCAGTAGCGGCGCGCTCCATCGTCTTGCTGTCCTTGCGCTTCTCGGCCATCTTGTATGTGGCGATAAGCATTTCGTTGGTGCGCCAACGGTGGAAGTCGCGTGAGGCTGAGCCGAGCATGGGAAGGAGCGACTTCACCACTACAAGGTCGGAATACGCCGTTGTGCGGTGTATTCCATGGCGCTGGCACACTTCGGCGACAAACTCGCGGTCTGTGCCGTCGGGGTTGGCGATGAACCAGTTATACATTTCGCGGACACGCAGCACTTTCTCGAC